CTACCTCCAGGGTATGGCAACCCTGAGTAAGTAACGACAACCCAAGGGAATCATGAAAATAACAATCACGCCGGAAGGCAATATTGAGTTCGACGTTGATCTGTCGAACGGCCACGTCGCAGAAGCCGCAGAACTGGTGCGTAATCTCCAGGGCAACCCTTCTACTCCGGTAGCGCCGGTAAAGGCTTCTACGCCTACTAGAGCGCCACGGCTACCCAAGGAACGGCTAACCCCACCCGAGAGCGAGCGGCACCCGCGCACGAGCCGGTACTACTCCGTTAATCGCAAGAAGCACTCCAAGCCCATGGCCGATACTTACGACTACATTGCAGGCTATAAGAACGGCCGCACTACTCAGCAAGTTGCAGAACATCTTGGCTTGAATATGTCGTCAACGTGGACACGCCTTGGGTCCTTGAGGGACGATGGGTTGATCTTGAGTCCGCCGTACAGGGGTGGCTTCTGGGTAGCGACGAATAACGATCTAACGGCTACCACAGGACCACACCGCCCGACTCCGGCAGAGATGCCCAAGCACCGTGGTGAGACCGTACCGAAGAACGGAGCTAACGAATGAGTAACCAGCAGCCTAGCACGCAGCCATGCTGCTGGTCTGTGCGACCAAATGAGCACAACCCTAACTGCAGGAAGATGCTGGCTCTTGAAAACAAGCGAGCAGCGCGCGAAGCGAAGTCCCTGAAACACCAAATTGCACAGGCTATCTTCGACAAGCTCTGGACGATAGACAACGGCAAGTGGATTTGGCCATTCGGCGGGAAGCCGGTGGACGTGATTCACGTTGAGTTTCAGAGGGTTTCGCCGCTAGAAGGTCAGCTACGGGTCAAGACCAGAACTAACGGTGTGCACTACATCGACATCAAGATTAGTGAGATGATGTGATGGCCGACTTAGTTCATTGGCAAGCCAACGAATCTAGTGCGGCCGGCCATGCGCACATTAAGTGCATACCGGAAGATGCGCACGAAGTAGCGGAGCTTGATCCGGCAGGTGATTGGATTGAGTGCATAGGGAAGCCGAGCGCGTGCGATTGGTGCGGCGAAGAAGGGACGGTTGTTGGATGACCTGCGCTAACTGCTACCAAGAGATTGAACCCTGCGCCCGTTGTGGTGGAGGGTTCATTCACGTTGGTACACAATACCATTCGTGTGCAGACAAAGAGCACTTTGCCCAGGAGGCTACGAATGACTGAGCTTCCGTTGCTACGGCAAAGCGAGCGCGCTGCGTTTAAGCGGTGCCAATGGGCTTGGTACCAGAGCTATGTGCTTGGGCTGCAGCCGATTATCGAGAAACACATGGAGCTGGCGGAATTTGGTACGCTGGTACACGTCTGCCTAGCGGAGTACTACCTTCCCGGTATCCAACGCGGGCCGCACCCAGCCGAGACATGGCAGAGAGTGGCGGGAGAGGTACGCACGAAGGTACGTACGGAAGCGTCGAACGATGATGAGCTAGTGGCGAAGTGGGAAGACTTCTACACGCTGGGCACAGAATTGCTTGTTGCATATGAGCTTCAATACCAAGGTGATCCGCACTGGGATGTGATTGATGCGGAGCGGAGATTTAGCGTATTGATACCGGATGTGCGAGTTCCACGGCTCAAGTCCGCTAAGGGAAGACGGGTTTACACACCAATCGTGAGACTCGTTGGAACTATTGACCTTTGCTTCCGTGACCTTAATCAGGAGGATAATAAGCACCGGCCATTAGTCAAGATGGTTGACCACAAAACCATGACTCGTATTGAGACAGCGCATCTTACGTTAGATGAGCAGCCGTCAACTTACATCGCCGTAGGCACCCACGCGCTCCAGGCGCAAGGCCTGATTGAGAAGGATCAGGTCATTGCGGGTATGGAGTGGAACATTATTAAGCGGGCTAAGCTAGATACCCGCCCACGAGATGAACGTGGCATGGCGCGGAACAAGCCGACCAAAAAGCATTACATTGATGCGTTAACTAGTTGCCTAGACACAGATTACGTCGAAAGTGACCGTACCGACTTAATGAAATGGAAACTTGATGCGTTGGAACATGAAGCCTTGCTGTATTGCGGCCCTGTTTATGGTGATGTATCCGCCGATCAAAGTGGCCAGAACTTCCTGCGGTATTTTGTCCCGCGTACGGCTAAAGAGCGGCAGCGCCAAATCGTCCGTATATCGGAAGAAGCCAGAGTCATGGACGATGTGCGCGCCGGAAGACTGCCGGTGCTGAAGACACCGACGCATCAGTGCCCGTATTGTAAATACTTCGATCTATGCGAACTAGACGAAAGTGGAGGCGACGTGGACTACTTCATAGAGACCACCATGAAGAAGCACGACCCATACGAAGATCACCGTGAGGGTGCTAGCAACAGTAAATTCTTACCGAAGGATGGTGGTTAAGATCGTTGCCAGAGTGAAGGACCGCGGCCTAATTGAGTTGGGGCACTTTAAATCTCGGGTGCTACGGCAAAAAGCATTGAACCGTATCAAGGGAGTAGATGCTGATTGGCTTATCAACAAGGTTGAGGAAGTCGAACGCTACATCATACGAATGGATGAAGCGCCTTTCAAAGAACAGGAGTTCATGTGAGTAGTAAGTATCCAGAGTTGGACTGGCTAGAAGTTGGTACCCGCGTTGAACAGATAGGTGGTAGCCGTCGTCACGGCACAATCATTGAAGGTCTGTGGAGCGGCTACGTTAGCGTTAAATGGGACAAAGGCCGTGCAGAGTCAGGCGTACATATTCGCGACATACGATCAGAAAGTGTGAAATGACAAAATTTCCTGACGAGATAATCTCGTTACAAGATGAGGATGAGTACGTAAACCTCATGATATACGCTGATAGCGGCGTAGGCAAGACCGTGTTCGCGGGTAGCGACGATGACGTGTTGTTTATCGCGCCCGAAGACAACGGCACCTTGAGCGCCAAGCGATTTGGATCGACGGCCATGAAGTGGAAGATACACAACTGGTCCGACATCCAAGCCGCATACGCCTGGCTAGCCGAGCAAGACCCAATTCCATTCAATTGGGTTGTGCTAGATAGCCTTACGGAAATGCAGCAGATGTGTATGCGGCATATTCTGGACGAAGCTGTTATGATCAATCCTGGTCGTGACCCAGACGTTCCGCAGCTGCAGGATTGGGTACCGTATTACGAGAAGTTCCGTCGATTCGTCAAGCTATTCAACGCTTTACCGTGTAACGTTCTCTACACCGCGCTACAGATGGAGGATGAGAATGAAGAAGGCGACAAGGTCGTGATCCCAATGCTCCAGGGCAAGGGCACGCAATACGCTAAGGCCACGGCAAGCTGGATGACTAGCTTTGGTAACATGCGAGTTGTCCGTAAGCGCACCGGAACTGACGAAGATGGTCATGCGGTGTATGAGGAATATCGCGTAATCCAGTGGCGCGGAAGCAAAACCGTTATGGCGAAAGATCGCACACGGTGTCTAGAGCCGAAAACTGTTATACGCGAAGGTGGTATTGCCAACCTGAAGGCTTTACGTGAGCTTTTAGAAGCAGGGCCACAACAGCCAGTGCCTGGGCGGGTAGTACCGAACAAGCGCAGTAACAACCAAAAGGATAACAACCCAATGAGTCTCGTCAAGGTGGGCGCTGACTCCGAACAGGAAGGTGATAAAGAAGATGCCTAAAATGAAGTGGGGCATAACGGGCAAAGGTGTTGCGCCCGCGAAGCCCGGTGGGCTGGGTTATGATGGGCCGGATTTGCCAAAGGGTAGCTGGCCCGCCAAGATCAAGCGCATGGAAATCACGCACATTAAGTCCACCAGCTCCGGTAACCAAGGGAAGCCGCGCATCCGTATCTTGTTGGAGGTTCAGACAGCAAACCTCAAGGGTAAGGAAGAATTTCATGGTTGCCCGGTGTGGGACGGTCTAAACATCATAGATTCGTCCCAGGGTTTCGTCAACACGTTCCTCCACGCTCTCACGGACGGCAGCCCGCGTGCCAGAAACGCCATAGAGTCGGTGTTTTGGGATGAGGACAAAGGGCCGGACTATAGGCGTGTTGAGAACAAGCGCGGTGAGAAGGAAGAACACATCATCAAAATTGGTCGCGTAGCGATTAATTCACCTGAAGGTGAGACGATGGTTCAAATCACCACTCGCCCAGGCGTTGACAACAACGGGAATTACCGCCCAGAGATCACAGGTTATTACCCGTACCAAACCCAGACACTCGAAGTTGTTGAGTCGCAGGAAGATTCCGATGATGACGATGACGACATGCTGGAAGATGAGGAAGATGAAGAATATGAAGAAGATGAGGAGGAAGATTACGACGATGAGGATGAGGAGGACATCTCTGAGGAGCAAGACGCCAAAGAGACAGCCAAATCTGGTTCTCGTCGTAAGCCGCCATTCTGATTCGTAAGCGGTGCTAGCACTGCGTCGGCAGACCGCACGCAGGGGTACAGGCCCGACGACCCAAGGCCCCACCCAAACTTCTTGGGAGCCAATATGACTGGTGACCCGAAATGCCCTTGTGGGTGTTTGATGGTATGGACGAAGCACGGATGGCTATGCCTCCATTGTGATCTAGGAAGGAAATAATGGGATCGTTTGACTTAGCAACAGAAGATCAGATCAGGACGTTCTGGGCGATGTTGGCCGACCGACGATGGGATGATCGTCGCCAGCTATTACACAATCGCAGACCGCGACCAAATTACTTGGCGTTCTTGGAGTTAGCGTACAAGTCGCTTCAAGCGCAGCAAGAAGTAACACGTGGACACCTGTCGGCGGTGATAGACGATTTGTACTGCTTTAAAGGCTGGGAAGTTGAACGCAGGCTAGCGGCGATGAGGGCAAAGATATCATGATTGCTGTGCTAGGTTGCGGCCCAACAGGATTGCTAGCCGCGCACGCCTGCGAGCTAGCTGGTGCGGAATATCGCATATTCTCAAAGAAGCGCAAGAGCTTTCTATTCGGCTCACAATACCTCCACGAGCCAATCCCAGACCTCATAGCCGAGCACGAAGGCAAAGCCGTTCAGTACGTGAATATCGGTACGGCGCAGGAGTATCGGCGCAAGACGCACGGCAAGTTCTGGGACGGTATAGCTGCGCCGGAAGACTTCGAGACAGAGCACACGGCCTGGGACATACGTGAGGCGTACAACCGGCTGTGGTTAAGGTACGGCGGGTTAGTCGAAAACTACGACATACCAAGCAGATTGGTCGATGGTAAACCTGACTTTAGCCAAGAACACCCGTGGCTAGTGCTGGTGCGTGACTTGGGTATTCAGAAGTACGATCTGGTGATATCGACCGTGCCGCGCAATATCTGGGCAGTTAAAGATGACGAGTTTGTGTACTCGTTGGGTTGGGCTATCGGCGACGCACCTGAGCATGGGATATTCGTGCCGTATGAGATAGACGACATGACGATTGAGTGTAACGGCAGTAACTTCGTTGCGTACAACCGGCTATCAAATGTGTTTGGGTACAAGACAGTTGAGTGGCCGGCGTGGATGCGTGATGTTGAGATTACCGCGATGACTGGTATGGAGCCTAGTAAGTTGGTTAAGCCGTTGCGTTACAAGGCTTCTGACCTTAACGTGCCTTGGGATGCTACGTGGCTACACGTAGGCCGATATGGGCAGTGGCAAAAGGGAGTGCTTACAACAGACGCATTCCACGATGTACAGAAGAGATTGGAGCAGATGTGAGTGACGAATATAAGGCTTTAGAAGCAGAAGCCAATTGGGGACCATCCACCAGCCAAGCTGATGTGATACGAGAATTGTCAATGCCAAGCACGTATCACCAGGTTGGTGTTGACGCAGCTGGTATGCCAGAAATTGAGCCAGACCCGTTGCCCTGTGGCGAATTACGTGTACGTGCTTGGGGTGAGCCGGATAACGTACACCACACGCTTGGGTTGATTACGATTGAGGTGGCTAACCCGCCAACGCACCAAGCGGAGCGCATATTGCTAGGCGTGCTACCGAAGGTGCTGGAGTTATTCCTGAACAAGAACAAGGACTATGGCGATGACTTCGACGAGTTCAAGTTAGGTGCTAAGGGCCAGTTCGTAGACATATGGCGCAAGGTTGGTAAGCTAAAGTTAGCGCTGTGGGACGGCAAAGAGCTTG